AGCACCACGTCTAAGGTGTGGTATTGATTCAGCTACTACGCTAATTTCTAAATTTGATTTCTTAGCCGCACGGTCTATAAGCACACTTAAACAACCATAAGTTTTAGAAGCACTTGTACCACCTTGAATAATCTTAATTCGTTTTTTTAACGCTAAGATTTTATTGATCGCAGTCGTTCTCTTTAACATCAGGGAATAATGGTTGTTCTATATTGGTTTGTTCTATCTGCTCTTTTAGTGCGTTTAGACGTTGTGTTATGCTTGGGTTATACTGTCCTACCATACCACCGGTTATTTGGTCTTCTCGTATTTCTTTGCGTATGCGTGAACAGACGGTGTAAAATTCTTTGTAATCTTCTTTCTTATTAAAGTAATTTTCTACGGTTAAGTCAAACTTTTCCCAACAGAATATTTCGAAACCTTCCATAGTTAAAGGCACTTCTAGTGGTTCTCCTACCATATCTCCACTTCTTTGGTTTAAGTGGTATTTAATTCTTGGATTCGTCTTTCTGTGGACTTTGTAAGCTTTGAACATTTTATACATTTGTTCTGTGCTTTCTATCTTTCTTGGTCTACCCCTTTTTGCCATCTTCGTATGTTTTATAGACTTTGTGCATATTCGTGTTTATTTCTCTTAGACAACTAGCGCAGTTTGTCACCTGTTGGTTTGAAGTAAATACCCTATTGTAAATACTAAGCATGTGTCTCTGTTCGCTTGGCTTCATTACTTGTCTGTCTATTGCGTACCATTCCGTGAGCCAATTGTATTCGTCTTCTTGTAGGCATAACGGTTTTTTATATCTAAACAAATTGTTTAATTTATGCTTACGTTCTTCACACCCGCAATCGTCACCTGCTAACCACTTGACCGCTTTTTTTATTCCTGTGGCTTCTGTTATTTTTTCTATTGTGTCTC